CCTAACTCATTCCAATCATCTTCAGATAAACTTTCTGACATCTCAGGCCACATCTTACGCATCTCTGAGCGAGTGTACGTAGACTGTAGACCAACAAACTCAGCATCTTCTATCGAGGATGCTTCCCTAGAGATTCTGAAAGACTCTGGTGGAATAAGCTCTAGCTTAACTTTAGATTTATTTATTTTTCTACGGAGACGTACATCGAGGTAGACAAGTTCAACCTCCCCATCTTGAGAGACATCATTGTCAAACTGAAGATCACCTACAATCTCAATATCATCATCTGATAACATTTCATCAAGTTTTGTTTGTGTGATCTTCTCATACTCTTCAAAGATGTATGTGTAGTCTTCTACGTAGTCCCAACGGATTACCCCATTCTTCCATAACAATGCACACTTCATCCACGCTTCTAATGTAGCCCAACCATCATTCTGTTTGAATAGACAGTAGTTAACTAGAAGGGATGCATCCTTAGCATGTTTAAATGCATTAGGTGTATTATTGTATGGTACGAAACGGGCTAGTCGTTGGTTGTTTAAAAACAGATCAGACAGAATAGCAGCAAATGCTTCTACTGTTTCTGTCGTAGATGTGTCTACTATACTGGACACACCTTGGGGTGCTAGATGTCCTGTAGGTACACCTGCATATTCATAAGTACTACGAATACGTTCATAAGCAAGATCAGAGGAGTTTAACCAATCACCTACTGAGTTCTGTACTCCAGACTCAACTAAGTTGATTAACTGCTCATCTGTTACTTTTTCTTTATAGCCATAATATCTAGCCATTTATTGATAACCCCCTTTTGTTGGAATCTTTTGAGACTCCCTAAGGTTATCTGAGGTGTAGCTACCTGTTTTCGGTAACTCCCTACCTTTACTCTCCTTTTGTTTCTTAGGAGGTGTAGGGTGAATGAATCGTGACATACTATCTTCCTATCTATCTAACATTCATGTGTAAGTCCTATAAGAGTGCCTTGATATGGCAGCGAGTAATATGTATTTACATATCTGTCTAGACATAACAATTTTAAGGCTGGTACGTCAAGACACTCTTATAAGACCTAAGTTTTGTAACTCATATGTAGGGGGAGAGTCTATAGGGGAACTTTGTTCCGGTAATGAAGAGATCTCTAAATGAGTAAGTGGTATACTTTCTTCCACTAGCTATACCAGACTAGTTGAGGACAACGGAAGACTGTAGATAAACTATAACCAGTTTGTGTTATCAGGTTCCCATCCAGACACTCTATCTTTCCAAGAGAGTCTGTTTAAGACAAGTTTATCATAATGTGTTCTTAATACTTCACAGCCCATAGCTAGTGCCATGACTGTATCATCGTGAGTCCCAGGAGCTGCCTCTGTCTTTCCTGTTTCTGTAGATATATAATCCTTTAGTTCTTGTATCATAATATTAGATGGTATGTTAATAGCCTCATCTTGAATTAACTTCTTGAGGTTACCAATGATTACAGGCTTAGTACTTACCGTAGTTCTAAATCCTAAACGTACACCTTCTTCATTAGACACATTAGCAATCTTTGTTTGCTTATACATATTAACATAATTCATAGACTCTAACTTCTGTAAGGTAGCAATACCCATAGAGTTAGATTCTACACATAAGAATGCATTATTATAATACCTTCCTAAGTAAAATAATAATTCTCCGTATGTACTAGGATCAATCCTATTATCTCTGTATAATGCAATTACTTTATAATCCTGATCTAAGACAACAGCAGAACTATAATCCTGAGAGACACCTAAGGATACATCAGCAGCAATTACATACGGTTTATCAAACTTAGGATAACTCCATATCTGTAGCTTACCATCCTTAGCATCATCAAACATCTTAGAGTTAGAATCCCAAGCACGTACAGATGCAGGTGCTTCAGGTAATAGTCTATCTAGTTTATCTACATCAAATACATTACTACCTGAGACAACAAAAGCTTCATCAGCTGAAGATGGGTACTCTTGTTTAAACTTAAGTTCCCCACTCTCAGCAATCTTTAACCTTCTCCAGTACAGTTGATCGTTATCTAGACCATACTTCTCTTTAAGGTTATCTTCTTCTTTAGTTAACTCCATACCATCAGGAGCTTTACGCCTGTACTCATCTGTCCAGAACCAAGGTAGGAATAGTGGTAGGTATTCATTCTCTCCTGCTACAGCTCCCCTCCAGAGTCTGTAGAATTCCCCCTGAGCACCATTAGCAGTACTCTCAAGGATAACCTCAGTACCATCAGCTTGTGATATACCCTGGAATAATCCAGCTAGAATCTTCTCATCATGCTGCCAGAAGGCAACCTCAGACAAGTGAGCTATGGTGGGAGTCGTCCCTCGACCAGCCTCAGGTGATCCTGCGGTATATAATCTGTAAGAACCTTTAGCTTCTTTATCTCTGTAAGCAGGTGTCTTAATGATAATTTCTTTAGCATTAGATCTCTCCTCAGCAGGTTTAAGATCTCCCTCCATATTCTGGATAAGATTCTTAGACATTGTAAAGAGTGCATCACTAGTAGCACTATCATGAGCCATAACAACAGAACGTGTGTGTTGAGCAAAGTAAGTCTTCCAGAATACCCTACCAGCACAGTATGTAGATATACCTTGCTGTCTAGCTTTAAGAATAATAGCTCTTACTTTACCTGTAGCCTCTAACTGTTCTGCTAGTTTATCTGTAATATACTTTTGAGATTGATTAAGTTTAAAAGGAACAAACCCCTGTGTAGCATCCTTAGTAACAATCTTAATTTGCTCCTCAGCAAACTTAGCAAAGTCATTACGGTATACTTCAAGTTTTAATCTCTTCTCTTTTTCCTTAATTAATTTTGTAATTTCTTTTTTATTCATCTGTTGTCCTCAAGAAATTTATATTTCTTGGATGATGTAAATCATCATCTGATAATTTGAGTACCCCCTTGGGTATTTGGGGAAGGTTTCTGTGAGGGTTTCTTGGGGACGTGTGTGTATATAAACACATATATATGTACCCTCAATATAATTCTGTACCCCCCTTTCATAGAATCCTTGAGATCCCATAAGAGCCACTCAAGAGTTTCTCTGTTCTGTGGATATTTTTCTAGATGTCTGTAGGAATCCTGTGGATAACTTTAGATATCTGTAGTGGATGCTTATAGATCTTCCTAGAAGGGGTACATAATAGGATATAGCAGAGATTGTGGGGGGAATTGTGGAGTTCTGTGGGAGGATTAAGAGTAACCTGTGGGGGAATCCCTCAAGATACTCTCTAACTACTCTCTCAGAGCTTCCTACGTACTCTCAAACTACTCTCTCAGAGCTTCCTACCTACTCTCATACGAGCCATGCAAGCATGTCTCTTTATTGTGGAATTCATCAACCAAGAGGACTTTACGATGAAAGCATATGTTCACTTCAACGGTACTGTTGTAACCGCAGATACATTCTCAGGTCTTGCAAAGAAGCTTGCTTGGGATATCAAATACAACCATGTTGGAATGTCAGACTTTGAGGTTCCTAACGTAAAGCGTACAGAAGATAATGATCCTAAACAAAAGCTTTATGATTACGCCAAGAAACTTGTTGATGCTAACCGTCAGCAAATGCTTGAAGCTAATTATGATGACATCTTCTCTTCTGAAGAAAAATCTTCTGCATACTTCAAGTTGTATTGGGACTGCCTAGACGCAGGTCTTGATACCCATGAATACTGGTACAAAGCAGTAAACCACCTTGGATCAGAACTTCAGATCTAAATCAATAACTTACGAATATGCACCCCTTCTAGGTACTAGAGGGTATTCTTATTCCTATACTAAGGAGACAGTACAATGTCTAAAGAACTTCAAGAAGCTATTGGGGATGTCCTCGCTACATTCCCTGAGATGGACTTTATGGAAGCTTATAACTTCTGTGTACATAACCTTCATCTAGAACCAATGGAGACAGATAATGGAGATGTTTGATACATTATTCATACTATTCTCTATCAGTATCCTAGCATACTGGATAGTAATTGCTGTAGATGACATAAGGAGATTCTAATGGATCTATTCTACACTCTAACAGTTATCACTGCTGTTAGTCTTTTCTTAGGTATCGGTGCATACATCGGTGAGAAATACTTTGATTAACACTAGTTGTTCTATCGAGTACTCTAGTAAGTCTGTGCAGAATGCATACTAGAGTACTCTATTAGAGCATCTTGTTACCATAGCTCTGTCTGCAGATATCTATGGATACATATCGGAAGGTTAATAGCCTTTGCGGGTAGCTAAGCATGTGAAAGGGTCGGTGGTATGGTCTTTGTCAGATGCTCTAAATACTCTCTAAAATAGAGCCACGCAAGCGTGTCTCTTTTCAATGGA